GGTCGATGCAGTTCCGACCCAAGAGTTAAAGCCACCCGTGGCACGAGCCGTCGGGGGTGAACCAGCCGCACCAGCATTTTTAACCGTGTTATCAAGAAGCATCTTCTCCATATCACGTTTAATTTCTTTGGCGCGTTTTGCCAACTGATAAGCCTGCGAAGAACGACGACCAGCAAAGTCAACGGCTTCAGCAGTACCAGAAGTCATCACAGTTTTGTGACTAATCTGGGTGTAGTTAGACAATCGACGCGGCTCACTCACAGCAATCGCATCTGGCGAGTCACCTTCCACCTGCCGGTTAGCGGCGGCGGCGGTAAGTTCGTCAGTCTGCCACTCGAACTGAGTGTTGTTGCAAGTACCTTTGCCAATGCCGTTCATAAACGGCGTGTCCATCGGACTAATGTTATAAATAATATCCGAGAGGTCTTCGCGGATTCCTACCGCTCCGTACGTCTCCCGAAGATTCGGGGTTAATTGGGCCATGTTAGCCTCCTATTTAAAGGTCAATAAAATCCTCAAACAGACTAGCCGCATCTTCTGCCTTGCCAGTTTGTTTAAGACGCTTCATCTGCGCAACACGTTTTGATTTGACCTCTTCCTGTTTTTTCTTGCCCGCCCCAGACTTAACCATTTTAGGTTTTGATTTGGCAATTTTAGCCTTACCAGAAGTCTGCGCCTTCTTTAATTCTTGGAAGGCTTTGGCTTGCATAAGGATAAGCAATGACCTGTGATCTGTTAACTGGGACATTTCCTCTTTAGTAAAGCCTTGAGAAACTGCAAACTCAGTTAGTTCTTTGCCAATCTTCTGTCGGAATTCTTGATTCTTCCATTCTGGAATAATGGCTTCTAACTTTTGTCGTTCCTGTACGGCAATCTTTCTTTGGGATTCTTGTTGTTCGTACTGAGCCTGTTCCATAGCCTCTTGTACTTGCTGTTGTTCACGAGCCAAAGAAGATTCTAAATCAGCAACTTCAGACTTTTTGGTTAGATACTCTTCTCGATCTTCTAACTTTAGTCTTTCCCAATCTGTGTTATTCACAAGATCGTTTAACTTACCGTATTGCTGTTGTACTACAGCAGAAGCGGCATCAATGTATTGCTGTCGGAATTGTTGAGTCTGGTACATTTCATGCTGGGCCTGTTCTACTAAGGCTTGCATTTCTTTACGTTGTTCAGCCAACTCCTGAGTTTTTCTTGTGTAGTCTGACTGTCGGGAATATCCCTTCTGGAGTTCTTCAAGGGATACTTCATGCTGTTCACCGTCAATGGTAACTTCATAAAGTCGCTTTCCGTCTTCCATTTCATCAGACTCTTCCTCCTCAGATTCCTCCACTTCATCATCTTCTTCTTCCTCTTCTGTGGGTTCCTCTAATTCGGCATCCTCTTCAGATGATTCGTCTTGAGTTTCCTCAGTGGACTCATCAACATCTTCAGCAGGGGCGCTATCCTCAGTTTCTGGTTTTTCCTCTTCAGGTTCCATCAATCCAAGAAAAGCATTTTGTGCTTCGGCAACACTGCCGGGTACAACGGGGCGCGGGTCAATGGTATCCGCCATAAAATTTTCTCCTTATATGTGGTATTCCTTAATCTTCTTTGCCATCTCTCCAGTTTCAACAATACTGGTTAGATGAAGGCGTAGTCGCTCAAGGAGTCGTAAACTGAGCCAAGCCTGTTCTCGGCTCTCGACATCTTTCACACTTGAGTTATACCAAGTGTTGTGTAATTCTTCTGCTAGGGTGTCAAATGCTTCGTTGTATAGTGAATCGTTTAATAAGTTTTTTGCTTGTATTTCCCTATCCAATTGCTACCCCTCGGTTTTGATCTCGTTCCAACGAAAGTTCTGCGGCTTTTAATTGTGCATCTACTTGATCGTTAGCGGCTTTTTGTTGGAGTTCCATCATTTTTAATTGCAATTCACCCTGTTTAATTTCCAGTTCTTTTGCTTTATTCTGTTGTTCCATCATTCCTTCGCTTGGTTGTTGTGGCTGTGGCGGAGGAGGAGGCGTTAAGAAATCATTGTAATTTTGGTATCCCATTGCTTTTACAAGGGAAACCCCTAAGTTATACATATTCTGCGGAGTTACAATTGGTAAACCGCCAGCCATAGCCTGTGCCGCAAATGAAATCATTTGTGACAAATGCGCCATCTGTTGATCTTTAGAACCATTACCCAAAGCAACAGATACTGTGCAATCCATCTTGTCATTCCACATATCGGGACGTACTGGAACCCATTGGTTGCGTAACATAACCACACGTTCTTTGTCTTGGTATTTAAGCAACAATTCGTATATGCGCCGCATTAGGTCTTTAACGCCAGTCTCCGCGAACTGACGGGCAATTAACTCAACCCTTGACTGGGCATTGGTCATCACCGCATTAACGGCTGTGGCCGTTGTGTGGCTTGTCAGAGCGTCTGCGTTAATACCTTGTGTATTTTTGTTAACTCCACTGCGAGACTCGCGCACTTCGTCAAGATATCCAAGCATCTGGAATGAGTATGGCTCAAGCGGAGGTGTAGCCAAAGGCATAATTGCGTTAGGCGATTTAACACGAACCACGCCGCCCGGCCTCTGTGTGAGAAGGTCATCCAAATTCGCCTGACCTTCAAGCACAGCATAGCGGCCAAAGTTCTGGTTGTAGGCGTTGTCCATTAGGTTACGCATTAGCGTGGACTTAATCAATTGCAAGTCCATAACAAGATCAGCAACAGACAACCCATAAAATTTGTGTGGGATCTTTAGCGGAGTTACTGAAACAAACGGACGATTATCTATTTCATCGTTAGAAAATACATAACTCCCTACACTGCAAACCTTGCGAAGTTCTGCAATGCCGTCATCGTTATAGTCTGTTTTAATAAATGACTCGTGCAACCAGTATTCTTGCAAAGACTCTTCGGTCTCAGGGCTATATAATTGGTAAGAATCATCAAAGTCAAAACGTGCAATATGCTCAGTATTAAACGAATAAAGGTCATCACCGCTACCTAAATCCTCTGGACCAAACTTTTGGTCAGGATACATCTCTCTAAGTTCAGATAGTGTCTTTTTAACCCTGTGGCATACAAATCTAGCATCCTGTATGTTCTTTGCTTCCTTAGAAATAAGGAATTCTTCTGGCGGTACGTTCTCAATTCGCACCTTACCATTGTAGTCTTTCCTGTGGATAACTACGTTATAGTAGGTTTCATCGCCATAAATCTCTTCGTATTCAATAACCTCAACGTCATCATTAGAAATAAGGAGTTGATACTCCATGTCTGTAAGGTTATGATACTCTTCCCGCTGTACCTCTGGGTATTCATCCCACCAAACTTTAACAATACCGTTCTTCTGTAGAAGAGCGTCATGGAACCAAGAGTACATAATCTCCCAGCCCGGATTATCTTTAGTAAAGACATAATTAACATAATCTGTAGCCTGCTCTGCGGCGGCAACATCCTCTGGGCCGTGAGGGGTAAAGCGCACCATCTCATCCCCAGAGCCAAATATACGCATTAGGCTCGGCTTGATCCACTCAATTGTGTCTTGTACGGTGGAATCTACAAACTGGCTACGACCATCAACCTCATTGCCAAAAGGCAACGCATAATAGTATTCCTGCGCTTTTTCACGCTGGTCAGCAAGTTCATCATTGTAGTATCCTAAAGAATCATTAATTTCTATATTGATTCTGGATAGTAATTCTTGTTCTTTATCAGACAATGCCGTAGTTCCTATAGGTTATATCTTGCGTCCACGCAGGATCGGCCCCCGCTATAGCATGACGCTGTGATTGAAATGCGTATCGTGTAGCGCTCATAAGGTCATCGCGTATAGCAACTACCTTGTTATTCTTCCTGTGGTACATTCTAAACTCTTCAAACCACTCAGGAAGCGTGTTAAATACCTTAAACTTGCCGTTTTCCATAGCCTGTAGCATAGCCATCAGACCTTCTTCTACGCTGTTAGACCCCTTGTTTTGCCCTAATCCGGGTGGATTTGAAAAGTGGTCCAATGTAAAGTTACACCCCAGATTTCTGTACTGGTCGGCAAGGCCCGGATTTCCCATGCTATCCCTGCGATTTCCGTCATGTGGGTAGACAATGGGTATAAAGTGCGGCCTCTGTCTAATGACTTCAGCGTGAACAGCCGGACTTGCCTTTGACGCTCTATAACAATCGTAGATGTAAAAGGTATCTTCTTCGGTATCTATAGCCGCCCAGACTACAGCCGTAGGGTGATCCCACCCAAAATCTATAGCCGCTATACGGGGCCAGTGATCCTCAATATGTATGGGATCAATCATCAATTCCTCTTCGTTTATAGGGAATATCAGACCAGACCCAATCGTAGGACGCCCATATCGGCGCATCTCTCTTTCATGCGGGGCATACGCGCTAAGAATCTGGGTCATAACGGCTTCATTCAAATGCCCTTTATTCCCCTGCAAAGAGACAATATCCT